ATAACTTCGTCTAAAAATAATACATTAATTCTTGACTTTGAAATACTACTCATTAACTTACGAATTGCTATGAGAGTAGCAGTGTTTACCCTGGCGAGTTCCCCTGAAGAAAGTGCTAGAATATCTACTATGTTTCCATTGTCGGTTATTTGCACATTGAGCTTGTCATTTGAAACGATAAACTCTAGTGTGAATCGACCGTCTGAAAGCTCTGCAAGGTATTCATTTGCAAGTTCTTCCAACTCTTTTACAAGGTTCTCGATCTTATATGCAAGAAGTCCATTTGTGCTAAAAGACTTCTTAAGTACTTCTAAGTTAGAATCCAGTTTATTCTGTACTGCTAACTCTTTCTGACATTCCTCTAATTGTGCAAGAAAAGCGTCAGTTTGTTCTTGTATTACTTGGATTCGGGTGTTGCTGCGCGTTCTCTTTTCATTCTCGCTGTAGATCTGCGCTCGTTCACTCTTAGATAATTGTATTCTATCTTGAAGGCCAAATATCCTGTTATCAAGCTCTCTCTTATCAACTGCATATACCTGTAACTTTGTGTCAACAGATCTATACAAACTCTCCCAATCCTGTCTAGCTTTTTCATTAAGTGTAAATACACAGTTGTCCTCCTTAATTTTCTGTAGTTGAGGTTTAATCTCATTTATTTTATCAACTGCTTCCACACGTTCTGCGGTAGCGTCAGCCACCAGCTTCAACTCTGCGGAAATATCAATAGGTTGATTACAAGTAGGGCACTCTTCCTTAATTGATTCTAATTTTTTTAAAGTTCGCGTTGCACCCGTAGCGACTGCCTGCCAATTACCTAACTCGATTTGTAACCGTTCAGATGATTGTGAAGCTGTTATAGGAGAAGCTTGTATTGCTCCTATATCTATACCTTGTAGCATCGACTTGTATGTATTATTTGCTGATATTTTTTTATTTATTTCCGAGATATTTTCAAGCTCTATCATTAAAGAACGCAATGTTTTCTCATCTTCAGATGTATCAATATCTAAATCTAACATAGGTAGTATATTGGTATCACTCAATTTATTATCTTGAAGCCATTTCTCTATAGTTGCTAACTTAGAAGTTATGCCTGTAGTATGTAAAGTAACGCTCTTTGAAGCATCTTTAAATATTTCAAACAACTCAACGTATCTTTCTAGGTGTAATAGATCTATAAGAAACTTCTTTCGGTTAGCATCAGTAGCAGTAAGAAACTGCAAACTTGCATTAGTATTTTGATATACTAGCTGAGAGAAGGTTTTAAAGTCAACCCCTATTACTTCTTGAATACTCTTATATGTATTAGTCGCAGTATGACTAGAGATATCCTCTCCATTCTTCTGAAACTTTACTTTAATACTTGACTTGCGTTGAATTATAACGTCATACCTATCATCATCTTTTGTGAAAGTCAATGAGATATTATAACCATCATTTACATAACGATTTGGTATGTCGGCTTTCTTGATACCCTTAGAGTTCTTATTAAACAAAGCCTCTTCAATGATTAACGGTATAGAAGATTTTCCCATACCGTTAGTACCAATGATCTGTGTCACTGTATTATCATCAAGCTGTAACTTATTACCAGAACCGTAGCTAAAACAGTTATCCCATGTCAGAGTTTGTAACGTAATCATTATAAGTCCCTAGTATGTCTGGTATTTTATCTTCTGAAATCTCTAAAATATAGGATAGATACTCTACTAATTCTTCCTCAAGAGTCATATCTTTGTCTATAATTAAAGCCGCTTCTGACTTTCGTATTACTACTTTCTTATCTAGTAAGTCAGTATTCTTAATCCCTGCTAGATCTTGAATGTCACCTTGTATCTCATATATAGTATGATCAAAATCAGTGGCTACCATATCTGCTGGGTCTGATACTGTCTTGCGTATAAGCTGTGGAAGTTTAAACTCTTCCCACATCCAGCTCCAATCTCCTTCGTTAATCAATAGATACCCGGTCTTTACCTTTGCTCTATGAAATGAAGTAGTCATTGGACTACCTGGATATACGATGTTGCGTTGTGTATTACTATGTGCGTGTAAGTCTCCTGCAAATACTACAGGGAAATCTGCTAGTAAGTCTAGGTTTATCTCAGGTTTAACATGGGGAGGTATCTCGCCACGAACATGAGTAAATAAAGGCATTCTAGTATCAAAATGGTCTATGCTTCCCTTACGATGTAAGTCTGCATAGGGCAGTATGCCGTACCCTAAATCCTCATCAATATATGATATATCTACTATATTAATCAGAGGGTTTATATCTCTAGAAACCTGCTTTAACTGAGTAAAGAATGTCTTATTCTTCTTAGTCGCTTCATGGTTTCCATCATATATAATGGTTGGAATCCCTACTTTCCGAATAAACGAAAAGTAGAGTTCCAGCTCTTCCATGTTAGGAAGACGATCAAATAGATCGCCTCCTATTATATGCATACTACATTGCTTTTCTAACTCGTAAACTTGTTCAAAGAACATCTGATAACGGTTGAGTGCCCACTTGACTGGGACGTTCTTCTGTCCCAGCTTTAAGTGCCAGTCTGCCGTATATAAGATCATCCTACACTGAACTCAGCTTCTAGTGTTTCGTCATCGTTATCTTGTCCAGCGTTACGAACACGATCAAGAAGTTCTTTCTGTGCATCAGCAGTTGGGCGAGGCATAACTTCATCCATAGACTTGATATCAGAAATAAGTTCTAACTCTGCTTCTGTAAGAGCACGTACTTTACACTTCAATGCTTGTAGTTGATACTCAACATTGTAAGGTAATGGACCGGTCTTGACTCGTTTGAAACAAACGTCCCAACCAGTATCGCTATCGGTAGGATCACCAAGATCTTCAGCAGCAGTAATTGTCTGCTCCCATAGCTTCTTCTTTAGGTTTGCTACTTTCAGCTTACCATCGTTAGGGTCGATAACTTGACAAGCATAGCTCCAACCACATTTAAGGTCAGGGTAGTACTCTCTAACCCAGTCTTGTTCTTTATTAGTAAAACGTTCGGCATTACGGTCAAAAGAAAGACATTCTAAAGGAATGTTCTTGCCGTTTTCGCCTTCAATCCAGTAGACGTACCGAGCAAGGATGTCACCTACGATGCGCATCTTGTTGTCGCCGTCTTTGTATTGAAATGTATTGATTGATGATTTTTGGGCAGAGCCCTTTTGTTGATTAAATGAAATTGCCATTAGTGTATATTCTCCGGTGTGACTTCTTCATATAGAAAATGAATATCTCCACCTTCTATTCTCAGTAGCCTATTGTCTGTGATTGATTCTAAATCTACGGGTAAATGTATTAGATCTAGTGTGATTTTTCGTGATACCATATAGTCTGGTAGGCTTCTTATCGAAGCTAACGCATAGTATATGGATATATCACGAGTTGAGTACTTATAGGAATGGTATAGAAGGACATCAGGATGCAGCAAGAAGCTGTGTCCAGAAAAGTCCATCCGAGAAAATTTATAGATACGGTCGTACTTATTCTTAGGGGTCTGCTTATAAATAAGCATTTCCATAATCATATTACACCGAGAGACGTTACCCTCTGCCGAATCGTACACCTTCTGCCAGTCAAATAAGAACATTATTATACTCTAAAATTAGATAATTGTCAAGAACTTTTTTTTCAAAGGTATTTCATGTGCCAACCCTGCTTCATATAGAATCCAACCCTATTGGAGGCTTGCTTTCTCGCAGTGTTGCCCTTTAGGTGTATGTCTATAATAACTGGATCAATCTTACCTTCTTTCTTTCTTATAACCCTTCCCACAAGCTGAGTGAGTAAAGGCTCATTATTTACAGGAGTTCCCAGTATTAAACAACTTAGTGTATCTACTGATATACCTTCAGAGAAAATAGCCTGGGTTCCGTACAATACGTTCTTATTGCCCGTAAGTATCTCCTCTACTAGCACCTCTCTCTGTTCATGAGATACTTCTCCTGTAACACATACCGCCCTATCTCCAGTAAGTTCTGCACAAGCTTTTAGAAAGGCTACTCGGTCACTTACTACTAAGACCTTGTGCCCTTTTGCAGCGTAGGCTGCCGCTAGCATTGATACTGTATGACGGTATTCTTCATCGTTTGATAACTTAGTAACTCTATTTGCCCACGGTATCTTAGCTCCATCCATGAAACGAATCTCAGAATTAATTAAGTGTACACTAGGAGTCATGTAATTCTCCTTTGGTGGTTGGAACAGAGTATTACCAAAGTAATCTCTAAATACTACATGCTTTCCATCCTTTCTTTCTATTGTACCTGACAAGCCTATCTTGTAACGACAATGATTTGTATCAAGTATTTTAGAAAAGGTCGGACTACTAACATGATGCATTTCGTCTAGTATGATAGTGCCAAACTCTTTACGAATCTTTTCTAGATTTCGGTATAGAGTCTGTGTATTCCCTATCACGATAGGAGCATCAAGTTCAAAGCGCCCACTACCTATGATGCCAGGTTCAAAACCATAGACTTTTTTTACTTCCTTTGCCCATTGATTACGAAGAGGGACAGTGTGGGTAACAACAAGTGTTTTCTGACCTAACTTACCAGCTATTGCAAGACCTGTAAAAGTCTTACCCCAACTGACCCAAGCATTAATTATAGCGTTGTCTTCGATCTCATCGTACACCTTCTTCTGACTATCACGGAGTTCAAACATAAACTCGGGGAAGTCCTCGGGCTTCTTTAAACGCTTATCAACTATATCGTAATTAGACGGTATTAAATCTATACGCCCTACAGGTAAGGAAATCAAACCTGTGCGAATAAGTCCCATGTTCTTAATCATTTGAGGTGGATCAAGTGGGTTGTGCGTAGGAATCGCATATGTTAGTTCTCTATCGATCTCACGTTGGAGTTCGGGAGTACAGTCCATATAGATTCTATTACTTATCACTGCTTTAGGCATATTATACTTTTCTTTTACTGTCTTTAAGTTTAGTTTCAGAGTATTCGTACAGCATCCATGGCAACCCTTCGAGGTGCAGTATCCCTGCCCAATCATATCCAGAACTGGGAGGGCGTGGAACTGTGAAGTATGTTCGATGTCCTTTTATACTAAGGAGAGACGCACTCTCTTTAGTTATAACTTTCTGTATCTTCAGGTACTTTAAATGTAAGAACCTAGTTTTTTCATATATAAAAGGTACTCCATTACTATCTATAAAATACTTAGTACTTTGTTTGAGTATTCCATTATGAGATGTTACTGCTTTCTTCAAAGGATATAAATCAGGGTGAGGTGTCTGTA